CGAAAGCATCTAACCCTTAAATGCTCTACAGATATAATGTACTCTTCATTGTCATCAAAAATAAATTTAAACAAATGAGATTGATCTGACTTATTTAAGTAATCAAGTGTAGAAGTAACTCCAACCTTTAAATTAAAATTAGTTGGCGCGGTGTTTATAGAAACAGCAGTTACGGTTTTAAATGATTTTGTGCTAGTGTATGTAGCAATATTATCATCTAAAGCAATTGCCTCTGTTTGAGCAAGCCCATATATATCCGTGCCAGTAATGGTAAGCGTTAGATTTAATGCTGATGGAATGGGATTTCCAGCAGATGCGTTATTGTCATTATAAAAAGTAACAAATCTTCCAGCGTTATTAAAAGAAGCAACACCACTAGAAACAAATGTTCCATTTAGCGCAAAGTTTGTTTGACCACTATTTGTAAACTGAGTAACAATTCCATCATCATCAGCAACACCAGTACCATCAGAGGCCTTATATGTTAATCCATAATCATATATATGTTTTAAGCCAGTTCTTTTCTTTACAGACCCTTCGCTCATAACAATTAGGTTTTCTAATCTTTGAGCAGATTGTCCATAAACAGGTGAATCCGTTCTCATTATTAATGAGTCACTGATTTCTCCATACTGAAAGCTGTTAATAGGAACTCTTACTTTCTGCATTAACTGCGCCTTTCAGCAATAAACCTCGATGTTGTTAGCTTGCGCGTTGTTTGTTGCTGAGAATCAATGTTCCTAGCCTTCATAAACAATGCCGCAGCTTTTTGCTCCATTAACTGGGCAAGCTGTGCATCTCTAGCTAAAGAGATTGCAAAGGAACCAGCAAGAGTAAACTCAATTGCTGTAGTAAAGTAAGAAGGCCAGCTAGACTCAGGCGCTCTCTCAACATAATCTAAGACAACGGTATCGTTTGTATCCGCGTCACAGAATATTTTATTTCCGTAGATATCGTACTTAATTAATACATCGTTAATAGTTACGCCTATTACTGTAACGCAAGATGCTGGAATATGATAAGACGCTGAAAACCTACCCTTAGGAGCGGTTGCTAAACGTGTAAGATTTATTTGAGTTGTAGCAAAGCGCCAACGAAAAGAAGCAAATGAAGTCTGTATTATATCTTCATATAAAGCATTAGCTACTTTTGCTTCAGATGTACTAGCTGCAAAGTCGGTAATCCCGTCAGCACCAATAAGATATAATGCGTTACTTGCAACTTCTAATGATGAATCAGCTACTCTTGGCATGTTGGTTTGGGGGCCGAAGCCCCCACTCCTTTATTAATCGCCATCAGTTTCAGCAATGGCAGTGCCATCTGAAACATCGACTACAGTGCCAGTGTTCGATAGAACATTAACAAAGTTTGTTGTTGGTGTGTTTGTATCACAAACAATGATTACATCACGAACAGAAAGCATGTTTGCTGCATCGTTAAAATAACCGCTTGTGTTTACAGTTCCAATAGCATCGGCAGAGCTATAAAGCCAAAGATCACCATTAGATGCACCACCAAGACGAGTAAGGTTTGCTGAATTATAAGCCATGATTAATCCTCTTAGTTATTATCAAGGACTTCATAGATACCATCGCTATCAATAACGACAGCACCCATAGACATCATTGATGTGGCAAGGTGTGAGACTTTTTCCGCAATATAGTTTACCTCAGTTTGAACATCAGCATTTACGCCAAGCCCTACTGAAGATGTATGGTACGAAAAGTTTTTACCACCAGCTACAGCAGACGTTGAAAAGATCTTGAATCCCAAGAACTCTTTCATTGTCATACCGCCAGCAAACGGCAAGTTCTGAGGGCCAACGTAATCAGAAGAAGCAAACTCATTAATGTTAAACAAGTCAGCAAAACCAGAAGGAGACATAGCTAAATAGCGTTGCCCGTCCTCTGGAACGTCAGCATTTCCAAGAGTTTCAAACAATGACAACAAGTCAGCTTTGCTTACTGCGCTGCCAGTTGCACCAATCTGAGTGCTGTTAGCACCAGCATCCATTGCTGTGACTAAGATTTCATCAGTCTTACGACCGAGTGCAGCAGCAGCAGATTGAGCTACAGCTTGACGCTCGTTGATGTTAATCTTTAACTCATCAAGCTTGTCCATATACTCTGAAGCATAGAAGTCAGCCATTGTTACTTCAACATTGGTATGCGCTAACTCCATTGGAGTTACATTACCGTTGCGAGATTTAGTACTTGCAGTGCCTTTTCCAATTACTTGAAAACGAGCAGTTGAACCTGTGACATTTGTCGTACGCACAGTGTTCCGTAACTTGGAACCCATACGTTGATACGCCATATGTACTTCAGTTTCAAACTGCTTGATAAAGGCTTGATCAATAGTATTAGCCATTTTTACAGTCCTATTAGAAGTTTCAGTTAATCACAGGTATCCGCTTTTCTATCTCAGCGAGGGTATCCTTACGGGCCTCTCAATGTATTACGGGCTGTCGTGGTTCATCATAAACACAATTTTGATCTAAATTGCAACGAACAAATTCAACATACTTATTTCCGTTCTGCGTAGACACACCAACAGGATCAAAGCCTAGCCACGTTGCCCAGCTTACCATGCCTTCGTAATCAGCAAGAATTGTCATAGACATATGCGATTGGCTTTGATCAAAAAACTCTACCAACATCTTTGATCCACGCGCTAGCATAGTAAAGTTTTCCCTTATTTTATTGGAGAACATAGCAAACATTTGAGGCCAGTCCTGATCTTCGCAGAACCAAAGACCGCCAACAAACAAAAGCTCACCCCCATCTTTACGACAAACATAAGCCTCAGATGTTTTGCTCATTACCTCTAATGCAGTCCTTACATCGCAGTATCCAAGTAATTTTATTTCTCTGCGATTTTCTTTTGAAAGAACTCTCTCAAGCTCATCAATGTGAAAAGATTTAAGGGGAGTCAAATAATAACTCCCCCTTTTTATAATCTTAACCTCTGTAGAGTAATTTAAATCCATCATCTACCTGCTTTATAAAGTTTGGATCTCTATTTCTAGGCTCCCAATACCTTGGGTCTTTCATCATTTCTTGCAAACTTGCCTCTGTTACAGATGGAGATGGGCTAGTATTACCAGCAAAATTACCATCCTTCATTTTTTCCATAATGGTTTCTAGCGCTATAATGCCTTCGTGAGATTCGCACATACGCTCAATTGCTGGCAGTGCATCTTCTGGAAAAAACTTATTAGCAAACACAGAGGCAGCTTCAATTCTTGTGCTGGCATTATCACCAAGCTTTGCTGACTCAGCTTCTATATCTGGCTGGCTTCCATTAATTGCCTGAGCATACATCTCTATGCCCTTTTGAAACTCTTCCTGACCGTAGCCGTTTTCAAAAGAATGTTCAGACCACCACTGCAAAAGCTCATTATCAACAGCAAGATTATCGTCAACAATATCTGGAAGCTGATAATCACCAGCAGTTTCTGGCCTATCAGCAAAAGCTTCTGTTTTTATTTCTTCAAGCAAAGCCTCTCGTATTTCTTCATCCTTGCCGCCAAGCTTGGATTCAAGTTCCTTATACGCCTTTGCTAGATCTTCACCTGTTTTATATTTCTCAGGCAACCACTCTGGACGCTCAGGCGCAGCCGCTTGATCTACATCCTCTTGAGTTACAAAATCACGCCCATCCGCTTCTGCCGCTTCAATTGCTGCTTCATCATTCATTTGTCTTTACTCCTATGTGCATGTGATATGCGCTGTTCAAGAAGGCCAACAATATATCGCTGCCCCTCTATATGCCTTAGCTCTTCTGTAGATACGTTAGGTCCATTAACCATCTCAATGGTTACAGACCTGAGATATTGAAGCACAGCCTTTCCAGTAGGCGTGTTAAATATCTGAGCTATGTTCTTACTTATTTCAACGTCTCTATCTATGTGACGCTGTATTCCGTCTATGCCAATATTAGCCTTCGTCGCCAACTTGCATTCCTTGTTGCTGTTGAGCCATTTGCTGTTGAGCCATTTGCTGCGCAACCGCAGCTATTTGTCTACGCTGTTCTTCATCACGAATCAAGCTCTCTGGTACACCAAACTTTTTAGATAGGAATATAGCGGTCTTTTCTGAATCAATTAACATCTGCATCATCTCAGGGCCAAAGGCTCCACCAACAAGCTCTAAGAAACGCGCAACACTTGAGATATCTTCATTTGCTTGCGCTTGAGCAAGTGGAGATACAGATCGCACTTTAACTTCCCTACCATTTACTGTAGGTACTTCTATGCGGCCCTGCTTCTTTAGGATGTAAATTACACGCTGAAGTACGGGCTGCACGAGTTCTGCTTGCAACCTTCCAAATGAAGAACCCATTCTCCTAGATAAGTCAGCCATTCTTTCGGCTACCTCAGTCGCAGTCGCAGGAGTTTTGTTAGGATCAGCAAGCATATCCATGAACAAAGCCTTGCGAATATTAAGGCGCATATCATTAAGAACAAGCTGCGCTACATCAAAGCGACCCGCTGCTTGTATAGGCTGAAGGCCAGCAGACCCCATAGCCTTTGGTATAATAGTCCCTGGGACTAAATTAATCGTATCAACATTAACTACACCATCATCTTCCATCTGATATATACCAGAGATAGACATCTGGGCATTCTCAAGAATAAGCTCAATGGTTAAGTTAGTAGTTTTAATAGCAGATAGAGCATTAAGAATAGGTCCACGGCCATACACTTCACCAGAACACTTAGACCATCTAAAGCAAATAAAAGGATTAGATCCTACGCCCTTCATTTGTTTTTCGTATAGCGTTGTTTTGGTACTCATGCAGAATGCATAGTGATAGTAAGCTTCTTCGTTTCGCTTACTGTAGTCGCGGCAAACAAGTTCAAGAACAGTAGTTTCTCTGTCCTTGCCCATTTGCTGTTCGACCTTTGGATCAAACTTACCATCAGGGAAAAGGATCTTTAAGTCATCAAATGGAATCTTCTTACGCTCTCTAAACACATGATCAATCTTATCGTCTGGCCCAGTATCAAGTACGACATGTGGAAGGGGTATTGCGGTAAAGTTTACTGGATTAATTGAATCCCCTTCTTCGACGCACAAGACACCAGTACCAACAGCCAAGTCCATGAAAGATTCATGAACCTCTTGGCTGAAATTAGAGTTTTGTAATACCTCGAATACATATTCAGTAACTTCATCTAGCTCATTATCAATTGCTTCACGCTGATCCTTTGGCACTTCACTGCCAGACATAAGATCAGCCCACCTAGCAAAGTTAGGCACAATGCCAGACTGCAATCTGCTAGCAAACTCTTGAACACCAACTACCGCTGTTTCATCAAAGATCTTTTCATCTCTGCGTTGCCCAGCTTCTTCATAATAAAACGACTCACGTTGAGGCAGAGCGTATTCATAACACTCCTCAAAGAGAGGAACCCAGTTTTCCCGAAAGGCTTTTGCCTTCTGGTACTTCTTTAGTTTTTGCTCTGCCAATGTATTCATGAGTTAAACCGCCCTAAGAATCCAGCGCCACCAGAGCGAAACAAAGATCTACGACCGCGACCGCCGCGCATACCGCGCTGTTGCGTTCTTGCAGATAAAGCCTCGCTAATATCTTCACGTTTGCTTTCTGCACGTTTTTCTACTTCTTCGCGTTTAGCAATATCTGCTTCAACTCTTTGATCTGCTGCTGCTTGCTTTTCTTCCTGAGAAGGGCCACCGCCACCACCAAAACACATAGCTATCTCCTACATTCTAGACCAAACGCTAGCGGATCTGCGTGCGCGTGGGCCTTTGTTAAACACATCAAAGTTTCTTTTAGCTACTACAGGCTTAGACGGTTTCTGATTATTCATCAAGGCTCGTCCTTCGCCAGCACCTAACAGGAGGTATTGAAGTGCATCATGAATATGCGAATACATGTTTTTATCTGGTTTGTCAGCATATCTTTCACCAGACACTTCCATGCGCTTATACTGATAGCCACCCTCAAAACCTTTAATAAGCTGTGAGCAGCGCCTATCAATTAAAAATGCTGGCTTACCTTCGGTCATCTTGTTCAGCTGGGAGCTAACTGATTCAAGACGTAGGTCAACAGAGTTGGAGGGCGCTGGAAACGCCTTCAAGCCAGCACCGCGCAGAATATGAAAAGGAGTCGATTCATCAGTCTGCGCTCTAAAGTCTCCTGCTGGATCGCCATAAATATATACATCAGAACATTCTGAAAACCTTGTGGCTATTTCCTGTCGCAGTACCTCGGCAAATCTTACAATGCCCATATCGAATGCAACGACTTCAGCTTGGATTAGCCATCTTCCCCTTACCTTTTGCCCTAGCACAGCGGCGGGGGTTAGGCCAAAGTCTAAGCCTACATAAAGGGGCAACGAAGCGGCAATGGCGATTTCTTCTTTTGCAACATGCGTGTCTGCTGCGAACATTGGGTATATAGGTTTGCCATCTTGAATGGTTCCAAGCTGGTTCATTACATAAACATCTATCCAACTTTTTGTCTTACCTTGAATTAAATTAGGGTAATAAGACTTCAACATATGCTTTGTGTTCTCAGCCTTAGCGTTTGGAACGTAACTTTCTACTTCACCTTCTTCATTCTTCTGCGCCACCATCCCAGAGGGCTGCGTATAGAAAGACCAGTTGTCTGGTTTAACCAGCATCTTAGCTTGCTCACGCGGTATATGATCTGGGATTGGAACCTCTCCAGCCATAATGGGCCACCAATGATCTTCTTCAGGGGCGTTGGTATCGGCAATAACGCCAGTCCAACTAGGGCCACCATCACGCATAGAAGGAAACCGCCCAACACGCATCGTGCAGGCATCAATAATACTTTTAGGAATCTCTCGGGCCTCGTTAATCCAGATGCCAGTAAGTTCCAAAGATAAGAGTTTCTTAACATCTTCTGGCCTATCAAGTGCAAGGAAAATAACCTCAAGGTCTATGTCTCCCTTTTTAATGCGGTGAGTGTACGGAACAGACCAAGTAAATCTACCCCAGTCGCTTTCGGGAAACCAATCAAGCCAAGTCTTAATGGTAGTAGTTCTTAGCTGCGGATTGGTATTACGAATAATAGCCCAACGGCTTTTGCGTATACCGCCCTCTGATTTCTTTTGAGAAAGCGCGCGGCGAAATACTTCAACACAGCAACCAACAGACTTGCCAGAACCAACTGGGCCTCTTACGCCACGAAAGAAAGTATCGTCTTTCATAAAAGCTTTGAGTACGTCACCATCTGGTTTGTACTTGAAGTCAGTCATCTAAGCCCCTTGTTGACTCCAAAACGAATCATGTTTTCC